GTGGGAATATATGTAAATTGATATTTTGATAAATATTTTTTAGATAAACTGAGACTTTACGGAGAAAAACATGGCGACTCCTCAATTATCTCCAGGCGTACTCGTCAGAGAGGTTGATTTAACAGTAGGAAGAGCTGATAATGTTTTAGATAATATTGGTGCAATTGCTGGTCCTTTTCCAATTGGTCCAGTCGATTATCCCATTGACATTGCAACCGAACAGGAGTTAATCAATACTTTCGGTAAACCAACAGCAGCTAGTTCACAGTATGAGTACTGGATGAGTGCTTCATCATATCTTTCATATGGTGGCGTATTGAAGGTTGTAAGAACAGGTGGTTCTTTACTCAACAATGCTAATGCAGGTGTTGGAATTGCCTCAACTTCTTCTTTAAAAATTGATAATTATGATGATTATCAGCAAAATCATTCCGATGGAAACAATTTTATTTTTGCCGGAAAGAATCCAGGTGCTTGGGCAAACGGTCTTAAGGTTTGTGTAATTGACGATCTTGCAGATCAAACTATTTCAATTGCATCAACAAATCCTGGTGCATTAGGAGCAGTCGTTGGGTATGGCATTACTTCAGCATTAAACAATATCACCATTTCTGGTGCAGGTAGTACATCATCGTTCACTGGATTTATTAAGGGAATTATTACTGGTGTTAGCACCGATGCAGTTAACTCTGCAAGTACAGTCTCTATTAAGATACTATCCAGAGTTTCTTCTGCGGGAGTAGAAACTCCAATTACATATGCAGAGAGGTCAAACGAATCCTCAATTGTTGCAGGTTCTATTCTCCGTTTTGTTAACAATTCTGGAATTACGACAGGAAGTACTGCAACAGCAACTTCAGTTGCTGACTGGTATGATCAACAAACCTTAGGTTTGACAAATACAACGATTTATTGGAAGTCTATCGCACCAAAACCTGATACTAACAAGTATGTTCAGGAAAGAAATGGCAAGAATGATGGAATTCATATTGTAGTCGTAGATGATTTAGGTTCAATCACAGGAAATCAAGGAACAATTATTGAGAAGCATGTAAACCTTTCTAAGGCATTAGACACGGTTTCTGCAGTAAATTCTCCTCAAAAAATCTGGTACGAACAGTACATTGCAGATTACTCTTCACAGATTTATGCTGGTAGTAATCCTTCAGCATATACTGATACATACTGGGGAACAACTCCAAGAGCAACCGGATTCTCAACCGCATATACTCCAATTACATCCGCTGGATTGTGGGGGCAGGCAGCACAAGATGTGACATTCAACGCAATCGGCAATAAAACATATACCTTAGGTGGTGGTGTTGATTATTCGATTGGTGGTGGAATGAAGCCAACACTTGGAGATCTTATTACTTCATATGACCTATTCTCAAATAAAGATGAGATTCAGGTTGATTATCTAATCATGGGACCTGGTTTTGACAATGAAACAGATTCTCAAGCAAAAGCATCTTATCTAATTTCTATCGCAGAACAAAGAAAAGATTGTGTTGCTGTAGTCGGACCCCACAAAGCAAACATTGTTGGTGTCACCAATACAACTACTCAGACAGAGAATTTAATTAAGTACTTTAGTTCACTATCATCTTCATCATATGCAATTTTTGATAGTGGATATAAGTACACATATGACAGATTTAACAACAAATTTGTATACATTCCTTGCAATGCTGACGTTGCTGGTTTAATGTGTAGAACAAATATTGTTGCATATCCATGGTTCTCGCCAGCAGGTCAGCAACGTGGAATTATCAACAATGCAATCAAACTTGCATATAATCCAAGTAAGGCACAAAGAGATAAACTCTATCCACAGAGAATCAACTCTATTGTAACTCAACCTGGAATTGGAACTCTTCTTTTTGGAGATAAGACTGCTCTTGGATATGCATCTGCATTTGATAGGATTAACGTTCGCCGCTTGTTCTTGACAATCGAGCAATCACTGCAAAGAGCAGCACAAGCTCAATTATTTGAACTGAATGATGAATTAACAAGAGCAAACTTCAAAAATATTGTTGAACCATATCTCCGTGATATCCAAGCAAAGAGAGGTCTGTATGGATTCCTTGTTGTTTGCGACACTACAAACAACACTCCTGATGTTATTGATAATAATGAGTTTAGAGCTGATATCTATCTGAAACCAGCCAAGTCTATTAACTTTATAACCCTAACCTTCGTTGCAACCAGAACTGGTATAAGCTTCGAAGAAGTAGCTGGCACAGTTTGATAATTTTCAATAAATAACAAAAGGAGGCACTAATCATGGCAAGACTTAAGACAATTTCAAATTTCAAATCCTCATTGATCGGCGGCGGCGCTCGTCCCAATCTTTTTGAAGTTGAATTAACTACTCCCCCAGCAGGAGTAACTGGTTGGAATAAGGAAAAGTTTTCTTATATGTGTAAAGCTGCTACATTACCAGCTTCAAACATTGCTGCAATTGACGTTCCTTTCCGTGGAAGAATTTTTAAAGTTGCTGGAGACAGAACTTTTGATACTTGGACGGTTACTATCATCAACGACGAAGACTTTACACTTAGAAATGCTTTTGAATCTTGGATGGATGTCATTTCCAAACTTGGAAATAACCTGGGTGCAACAAATCCAGGGTCATATATGTGCGATGCTACGGTATACCAATTAGGAAGAGGATCAACGGCATCCAGCAAAGATAGCACAGGAAGTGAGAGCTCAATTTTAAAAACTTATAAATTCATTGATATTTTTCCAACAAATATTTCTGCAATTGACCTTTCTTATGATACCAGTGATACAATTGAAGAATTTACTGTAGAATTCCAAGTTCAATCATTTGAATTAGTTTCAACAGCTGCCGCTGCCAAGGTTTGATAAATAGGGTAGGTAAGTTACACATTAGTTATGGCAAGATTATTTGGATTTTCTGTTGAAGATTCTGAACCACTATCACCAAATGTGGTCAGTCCTGTTCCTCAAAACAATGAGGATTCGACTGACCATTATTTGAGTAGTGGTTTTTTTGGTTCTTATGTCGATATTGAAGGGGTATATAGAACCGAATTTGATTTGCTTAAAAGATATCGTGAAATGGCTCTTCATCCCGAATGTGATAGTGCCATTGAAGACATTGTTAATGAAGCAATTGTATCTGATACTAATGATACGCCTGTAGAAATTGAACTTTCAAATCTCAATGCAAGTGATGGTATCAAGAAAAAGATTAGAGAAGAATTTAAATATATTTTAGAACTTCTGGATTTTGATAAAAAATCCCATGAAATTTATAGAAATTGGTATGTTGATGGTAGACTTTATTATCACAAAGTAATTGACTTAAAGAATCCTCATGAGGGGATTAAAGAATTGAGATATATTGACGCAATGAAAATGCGCTATGTTCGCCAGCAAAAGAAAAATCCAAAGGATCAGTATAGGCTATCGAATATTAATAGTGACAATCCAATGGATTTTGAATTTCCTGAGATTGAGGAATATTTCATTTATAGTCCAAAAATGACATATCCAACTGGGAATCCATCATCAATGGGAGGTTCTCAAGGAATCAAGATGACAAAAGATTCTATTACTTATTGTACTTCTGGACTAGTAGATAGAAATAAGGGATCAACTCTTTCATATCTACACAAAGCAATTAAGTCACTCAACCAACTAAGAATGATTGAGGATAGTCTTGTGATTTATAGACTATCAAGAGCACCAGAACGTCGTATTTTTTATATCGATGTGGGCAATCTTCCAAAAGTGAAGGCAGAGCAATATCTCCGCGATGTTATGATGCGTTATCGCAATAAACTTGTTTATGATGCAAGCACTGGGGAGATTCGTGATGATAAAAAATTCATGGCAATGCTTGAGGACTTCTGGTTACCTCGCAGAGAAGGAGGTAGAGGAACAGAAATTACTACACTTCCAGGCGGCCAAAATCTTGGAGAAATTACAGATATTGAATATTTTAAAAAGAAACTCTTTCGTTCTCTAAATGTCCCAGCATCAAGGATGGATGGGGAAGGTGGATTTAATCTTGGACGTTCATCAGAAATTCTTCGTGATGAAGTTAAGTTCAGCAAATTTGTTGCTCGTTTAAGAAAAAGATTTGCTGCGATGTTCAGTGATATGCTGAAAACTCAACTTATTCTTAAGAATATTATTACTCCAGAAGATTGGCGTGTAATGGATGAGCATATTCAATATGATTTTCTATATGACAATCATTTTGCAGAACTTAAGGACGCAGAACTTCTTGCAGAGAGATTGAATATGGTCGCACAGGCAGAACCATATGTCGGAAAATACTTCTCACAAGATTATGTGAGACGTAAAATTCTTCGTCAAACTGACATTCAAATTGAAGAGCAAGATATTCTTATCAAAAAAGAAATTGAGGATGGTGTTGTTCCAGATCCAAGCATTCCCGTCGATCCAATGACTGGTATGCCTATGGACCCAAATGCTGCTGCACCTGGAATGGATTTGGGACAACCAGTAATGGAACCAAATCTTGATGGAGTTAAGAATGGTGGTTCTACTAAGGCAGATGGAAAGTCTGTGGAAATGAATACAAGTATTACAAAGATGCCTAAGGGAGGTCAAATATAAATACTAACGATTACACATTGAAAGTATAAAAATGGATGACCTGATTGATGCAATTGTTTCAGACCAATCACCAGCAGATGTTAGTGACAAGATCAAAGAACTTCTTTTTGCAAAATCTGCAGAAAGAATTGATGCTTTCCGACCCATGGTAGCACAAACAATGTTTGGAGAAATGGAAGAAGAGGAATCTGAAGAAGAGTGATAGATAATGTCTGAAAACCTATCAGAATTCTTTAACCTTATAGCAGAAGCAAATAAGGAAAAGAAAAAATTAAAGGAAGAAGAAGATAAGTTTATTTCAGAACTTATTGGAGCGAATGATATTGTCGAAAATATACTTCATGAACTTACTGGTAAGGAATATGGAGAGAATCAAGAATTAGTTGATAATATCATTGAAGAAGTAGAGGAGGAAGTAAAGGATATTAATGATGTTGTTAGAAATATCATTAATTCAGAACCACAGGAAGATACTCGAAAATATATCAAAGAAGGATTATTAAATATTCCCTCTAATGAAAAAACTCCCGATCCCCTTACTCCACTCAATCAGAACTTTGTAACTTTAGACCAGCTTCAACAGCACTATAAGTTATTCATCAATCGCATTCAACAACAACTCTCCACAATCGGTGGTGGTGGTGAAACTCGTCTAAGATATTTGGATGACGTTGTGGGTGTTGCAACAAATTCTGCTGCTTATGATGGAGCATTTTTAAGATGGAATTCATCTACAAATACTGCAGGATTTTCAACATATATTGAAGGACTTTTAATTAATGAAACTCTGGATACAGTCACCGACCGTGGAAATACAACCACGAATGGTATTGGAGTTTCGTTTGTAAATCTTCCAGTTGGTTCTGTGATTTCTGGTGTATCTTCAATTGTTGCTAATATCACAAGAGCAAATTTAAGTTCAGTTCTTGAATATGGACCATATGCTAATCTTGGTATTGGTAGTTATGGATTAACATATGGTATTACTGGTGTTAATTATGCAGTTTATGAACTCCAAGTAGTTCCATCACCCACACTTCAAATAGGTGATATTATTGCTGGTGCAGGTATTTCAGTTGGAAGTGCAATTATTGGTATTGGTACTGGTACATATAATAAGGTTATTATTACCGATAAGACTTTCCCCGTAGGTGCAGGTGTATCTCCTATACCATACGATACAATCATCAATTTTGCTCGTGCAGTTGTTAATCCTGGTTTATCAGTCGCAACACTTGATGCTACAGATATTACATTAAATGCTGGTGCTGGTGGTAATATTGCCACACACTCGGACATTCTTCCATATGCAACTAATATCTGGTCGTTAGGTTCTCCTGCAAGAAGATTTAAAGAAGTCTGGTTTGGAACTGGAACGATTTATGTACAGGACGAAACATTAGGAAACGACCAAGCACTTGGAGCAAAGGATGGTAATTTCTACATCAAAGGTGGTGCCGGT